AACAGATTGAATCCATGCACCCGGCGTGCTGCGTGCTCGCGAACCGCTTCAGAACCGGCATATGAGCTTGCGTCCTGAACAATGGCATCTTTTTGGATGGATGCGTAGTAGGTCGGAGGCAGCAGCAATGCACGTTCGGATTTCGGAACCTTGGCGGCGCTTAGGTCAGCGGCAAGGTCTGCGATTTCATCAACGTCAAAGTTTGCGGCCGTGATGACTTCGTTAGCCGAAAACGTCGCATTCAAAACCAACGCGAGCAGGTCATCCATGACCTTGTTGAGCGTGGCTTCCAATGCAGGGGCCATAAAGATTCCTTGCAGCCAGTCAAGATTACCGGCCTTGGAAACCTCGGCGTCAGTGAACCCATAAACAAATCCGTAAAATTTGTTAAGGGTGATTGTTTTGGCTGTGCTGGTTACATCGGATGCAGAGTAACCACTTGAAAGGTCTTGGACCGTGGCGGCACTAGGAACGCGAGTGGTTACAGACTCGCCACGGCTGGCGATGTCTTCCGAAAAATCACGGGTGAACGCGCGAAGTGGGTGAAACTCATAGGATAAATAATCCAAAGTTCCTTGAGCGATTGCGGCCAAATTAATGCCGTTTAACGTGTTTGCCATTAGCTATTTAGAGTTGAGGCTTGATGTGTTCGAGGTAGAATGCGCGTTTCTCTTTCGAGTTGCTTAGCGCGTTATGTTCAGCCCAAAGCTCATCAAGGTTTTTGTCCTCTTTGGCTTCGGATTGCGGTTTGTCCTCGACTGGTGCCTCAACGCCTTGCTTTGCCACAATGTCTGCGGCTTGCTGTGCGGCGCTCACTTTGCTTTCTTCGAGAGATGCGACCTTGTTAGTCAGGTCGTTGATTTGGGCGGATGCCGTTTCGAGTGCAGTTGTATGCTCTGCCTTCAGGTCGCCCAATTCCTTTTGGTGGGCTTCCTTCAGCGCCTCGATGTCGGCGCGAAGCTGATCGCGTTCAGTTGTGGTAGCTTCGAGGTCTTTCTCAAGCACCGCGATGCTTTGGTTCGCTTCGATCAGGTCCAGATGTTTGCCGAATAGTTTCTTCATCTTACCCATATGGGATAAAATGGAAATTACTAGAGGAGCGTCAAAAGCTCGGACATGCTGTTGATCACACCATTAGCCAGTCCAGCATCAACGGCTTCGACTCCTTCAAATGTTTGGCCCTCCATGTTTCCTTCGGGAATCGAGCGTTTCATGCTGACTTCCTGCTTGAACCTGGCGTGCCATTTGTCAACGCTGGCTTGCATTCTTTCCCTGGCATCTTCCGCCAAAGGCTTGAACCCTGCGTAGTCAAGTTTGTGTTTCCCGGCGCTGATTGCGTTGACTTTCAGACCCAGGTTTTCAAGCCATTTTGATTGATCAAGTAGCGCCACATAAACACCAATTGACCCAACGCTTGCGGACTCGCTCACAATCACATGATCCGCCTGGGCAGCTAACCAGTAGGCAGCAGATGCGGCCATGCCCTCGGTATATGCTGTGACTGGTTTCTCGATGCCGCGGATCTTGCTTGCAAGTTCCGGAAGCCCTACAACAGTTCCACCTGGTGAATCAACGTGCATCAGGATGTGGGACACGTTCGGGTCATCCGATGCGCCCGTCATCGCATCTTCAACGTCATTGTAATCGGTCATCCCAAACCATTTCTTGTCGATGTCGTCTAGGTTTTTGCCAAGCGCACCGTGAACAGGAACAACCGCAACGCTGCCGCGCATGATGTATTTCTGGTTTGGGTCGTTGGATCCGCGCATTTCTCGCGGATCCATTACCGAAATGCAGAGCGTTTGCAGGTATTCCGGAATTATCGCCCAGAGATCATTCGTTATTTTGTGTAGGAGCTTGTGGTTGATCATTGTTATCAAAAGTTGGGTTTGGTTGACGTTGGGACAATAGGTTTAGGGCGGCATCAATTTTGATTCCGTATTTTTCAGAAATGCGTTGAGCGCGGTCGAGAAGGTCAATGGTTTCGGCCTCGGTTTGATTGCGAAGCTCTTGCCAGTCCTGGCCACGTTCACCGGCATCCTCTGAAAGTGTTCGTGTCCCAAGTTTCAAGGCGTCTGCATGGGCTTTTGATTCCCTTCCGTAGTCGACCGTGATTTTCTTTGGAGCTTGCCAGCGGACCTTATACCAAGAATCGCTCGGCGGTATATCGCCGCGCTTAACTCCCGACGCGATCACCCAGCCCCAAACCCTGTTGCAGAATTTGGCGCAAAGTGTTTCCTGTCGTTCCTCAAATCGTCGCTGTGCTTTCTCAAGAATAAACCTTGAAGCGGTTCCTTGCTTGGCTGGGTCAACCACGAACTCGTATGGCAATCCAAGTCCCAATGAAACCTCACGGGTAAGGTGTTCGATGAAGCCGGTAAAGGTTGCGTTTGGCCGGTTGCTGGCAAATGATTCAATGGATTCGCCAATCCTTAGCCGTGGAACCATACCGGCCTGGAACGTTTCCCAAGGCACGTTGCCAGTGTCGGCGGCGGTGTAACCTGTTTCAATCAGTGCCTCGCCATCATCGGTTACACCGGATTCTGATTTAATGGCGATCCCGATGGCAGACGCCATTTTAACGCCAATTTTTTCATATTCCAGGATCTCAATCTGGTCTCGGATATGATCGGCGGCATGTGCAAGCGCTGTGATTCCGCGCAATTGCATCACCCGATCAGGATCGTAAACCAGTATAAAATCATTTGCCGAAACTGACCGGAAGGATTCTCCGTCTCTTAAGCTGTAAGCAACAGGTTTCCCGAATTTGTTTGCTGTTACCCCGTCGTGATCAAGGATTTTCTTGTCTTCGGATTCAATCACATGGGATTCCCTAAGTTGAAGCTGGGGAAACGAGTTATTGACCATCAGGAAACCAAGGTCGCCGTCAACATCCATTCGGATGCTTGCGATCTTTTGCATCTGCCAGAAATTGAACACCCCGGCAACGTCCGCCACCTTCGCCCACTCCTTGAAATAATCCTCATACTCTGATGCAAAATTCCCGGCCAATGATTGAGGTCTAAGCCCGGCTCCTACCGAATAACGAGCCATGTCGTTAATTGCGCCTTGAACCGTCCCATTGTTTGCATACATCCACCGGGCGTATCCCATCAACCTGCGGCGAACTCCCTTGTTGAGAGTGCTGTTTGAATCAGAGACGTTGTAGGGGAGTGCAGTACGATACCTGCCAACCTCCGCGCCTCGGTAATAGTTTCCGATGTATCCGCGTTTCTTCGGTTGCGTCTGCCGGGTTATCGGGTTGCCCCTGTGGTCAAGAATGTTGCTCATCGTCCGAACCGGGCAAACGTCATACGGGTTGATTTGGTTCCGCTGACCAGAGATTTTTCGATTAGGACGTCCGTTAACTGAGCTGAAAGCTCAACAGGATTCATCACCATTTGCTTGGTTCCGCTTTGAGAACTGTTTGAAAAGGCGATGGTTACGGAGTTGTTTAAAATAGCGTCGGCCACCTTATCCCGTAGGGTAAGGAGCCAGGCGTCGCTCTGAAGGCGGAGAAATGGTTTGACGTTGCCCATCATATAAATGGGCAAAATGGAAATTATTCAGAATTGTCAGCAGTGTGTTCTGTGTGCTCTATGAAAAGTTTTGCTATTAGCGCCGCAACCACTTGCATGCATTCGCAGTCCCAAGCATGGTTATCTCGGCGGATCTGCTTCCACATTGTTCTTGGTCGGCCATTTCGATCCATGTGTTCCATTTTCCTTTCGGAATCTGTTTGCCTGGCGTAGTCGTCGGCCAAGTCTCCAAGGTCGCACACCTCCCAAGGGTGAAGGCGTCCGGTTTTAAGGAGGTGCAAAATGTCTTTGACGGAAGGATTTGACCAACGGAACACCGGCGGTGCGGTACGTCCTGTTGACGAAATACGTGTTGGCTTTGAGTAAACCCGTTTGATCGGCTTGCCGTTCGGAAGGCTGTGCTCGTAATAATCCCTGTCTTCACCACGCATCCCCATCCATCCACGCTTGCCGCATTCCAGCAAAACCTTTTCGCGCTGATAACCAACATCAAGAAACACTCGTTGAGGTGCAATGTTGAACTCCTTTTGCAAGGCTTCTATTTCCTCAAAGCTGGTCAACTTCCGGAATGCCAATCGTCTCGAAGCGCCGCCTTGCGCCCAGGCTGCGACCACGGCCCAAAATTCCTCAAGGTAGTTTTGGCAGTCAACCGTAAGGAACCGGTGCGTCTCATCCTCCCATTTCTCTGTTGGTTCGTAGGCTGATGCTACCAGGTTCTCAACGTCGACATGGTTTGACTCCTTCCATGTTTCCGCAAGTCGAAGTGTAACAAATTCCCGAAGTGGTGTAATGAATCCACCTGCTGCAGCTCGCTTGGCCTTGAGGAAATCAACAACAAGCGAGGCCCAGGGCATGACCGATGGCGGAAGCGTTAATTGATTGAATGAAAATGATCTCGTTTTTGGCGTTGGGTTTTTATTGGTCTGAATGTATCCGCCCCCATTAACCATCAAGCGCCAATTTGATTCAGTGTTTTCGTGGGAGTGGTTGCAGTGCG